GGTCATCATCAGCAAACTGCCACACTTGTAGCCAAGACCCTTTAGTGACATACTGATCACCAATCTGCATATCAACCGGAGCAATATAGCTTTCGATGACAGAGCAGACGTTATCATCCACCATGACAACGTGGCCCAGATTAGTTTTCATGCAAGATGTGTTATAGGAGTGACAAGCCTTCTCAACTTCTTCTGCATCGTATGTATCACCATGTAGATCGAAGCTGGTTTCATCCTTGTGAGCCATTAGAGCCACAAACAATGCTTGCCGCTTCTCTACATCCACTGCCTTAGCCACTTCAATCGTTGGCTCTGATTTAGCTTGTGTCTCACCAAAATGCTTTTCGATGAACTCGGAGAAGGCTTTAATCATGTTATCTTTATCAATCATTATGCGTCCCCTTGATACGTACCTTCCAGAGCTTTCATCAGATTGTCCACTAGGGCATCATCCTGTTCAACCAACTCCTGTGGAGATGCTGTTGCAGCCTCTTCGTTAGCATTCTTAGTCATACCAATGCGTTGAGAGATTGCTTGGTGTACGTTCACTGGTGTGTCTAGGAATGTACTGCTATCATCACGCTCTGGTAGATCAGCTCGCTTACGAATAGCATTCTCAAGATGCTTGTCAGCAGAAATAAATCCTCCCACATTTTGGAGGAACGCACCCAGATCAGCCAGACTTGCAGAACCAATTGGTTTATGAACCAGCTTGCATGTACGTGTATCATCCCAACCATTCATTCGATACAATGTCGGAATAGCCTTACGGTTAAACTGTTCAGCAATGATCTCTAGATAAGCTTCTAGTGTTTGGATGAAGGTGCCAATCTTATTATCGGACAATGCAAACGAACCACTAGATGATGACCCCATCAGGATGAAGTCTGACAACATACTCTGTGCAATACGATAATCGTAACGCTCAATCACTTTAGATGTATCAATAGAACGTGTACCACGGCTTGCCACAAGATCGAAGTTGAACAACTCTTTGTTGGATGTCTCGTCCGTATCACTTGGCAAGAACAAGCAAGCCTGTTCATTGTTACGCACATTAGTACCAATACGAATGAAATCTTGGAACACTTTATAGCGATCTGGATCTTCTTGCGGATCAGCCATGAAGTATTCCATTGGGATACGGAATACAGGCAGACCATTCATTTCACGCTCAATACCAACTGCTTCGTAATACTCTAGCTTGGTTTTCTTGTCCCAAGCGTAGTAGGCATTCTTTAGAATAGAACGTCCGAGAGGATTGTTCCGTTCAGAGTCAGTGCGGAAGTGGAGGAGTCGTGAATAAGGAATCTCAATCTCTGTTGTAGCTTTAGGAGTGAATCCTGCTAGATTAGCTGGACACTGTTTGATCTGATCAAGATTGCCTCGCTCATCAAACTTAAAGCCAGAGATTGTTTTCTGTGATCGGGAAGGAAAATCTTTCCAGATGAAATTCCCTTTATACACTTTGTACGTGGGTTCGTGAAAAGAGAAACCGTACTCGATGAAAGATAATATATCAGCCACCACCTGATCCCATGACCGTGCCATTCGCATGAACAGTGCATCACGGATAATCTCGGCTGTAGCTTTATCTTCATCAGAAGCGTTGACACCACCAACTGGCTGAATATCCCATTCCACCTTACGAATGTATTGCTTGATCATCATAAGGGAGCCGGAAACCAGCGGATCAGATTTCATCTTGTCAAAGGTTGTTAGCGAATGAGGCCAGCGTAGTTCTGGTGCTAATTCATCATCGACAATATTCTTTGTGGTGTAACGTAGTCCGGTCCGTCCAATTTCACGAGGAATTGTGGCTCGTTTATCTGCCATTGTTTCCTCCGAAATAAGTTGGGGCGAATAAGCCGCCCCGTTCGATTGATTACATAGTAGAGATATGATATGTACGTGTCAATAGTTTGACACTATTTAGTTTAATGTGTCAAGTTTTTGACGGGAATATAGTGTTTGAAGATTTGGTTAAAACATGTTATTGGCGAACTCATTCATTTTGGTTAGGGATGGTAGGGTGAATTTTTCTGGCAAAGATTTTCCAGAGGTCAACCAGTTGTAACCATCGGATGTTGCATCTACATACATTTTGTTAAGATTGGTTCGTTAGACCAACCCCACTCTCATTTTCTAAGGTGTATGAGTCCGTGAATCTCAATGCTGTTCTTAGCACCTGCTGATTTGTTATCAAATTCTGAAACAAAAGAACACAAATCTTTTGAGTACACCTTGTTACCGGCTACTTTTAAATCCTTATCCAAATTATAACGGTCAGGTGTTCCGTGGCCTTTTAACCACAGATCAAAATTATCTAACTCGCTGATGTCTTCCAAGAAGTTTGCAAAACACAACCACCGCTCGTCAACAGAAACACCTTTGCCGTAGTAGCCACGAGAGTCTTTCTTTGAGTAACACCGTTTTAGCATGTTTCTCCAAAGCTGGGACGCTTGTTTCCAATATGGGTGTGTTTTCTTATTGAACTCTCCGAGATAACCCACGCCATATACACTGCGGAAGTACGGATCTTTGACCTTGCCAGCTTTAGCGTTGTCTATATTAACTGTAGCCGTATAGCCAGTTACGTCAAACTGGATAATACATCGCTTACCTGTCCGTTGGATAATAGTAAACCAGCCGGTAGAGTTCGATTCGTAGTGTTCGTCAACAGTCATAGTTGGTGGCGTGTATTTAACACTGTTATCCTTGACCTTACCTTTCCTTACATTGTGAACCAAGGCTTTTCTGACATATCCAGTATTCAGAAATTGCACCGTCAATACGTCACCTTCCTTGTCAATTACCTCTACATCACCATAACAATTTGTTTTAAAGATTTCACCTATCATAGAAATTCTCCTATGTTAATTTGAGAGTGCTGTATGTCGCCATACAGTTCAGACTATATCACACCTGACTTTTACAAGTCAAGCCCCACCGCTTCCACTCACTTGAGTGTACTTCCTTTCGGAATAGTCGTTGAACCTTCCTCTAAAGAGGCTTGGCTGCTGATTGTCTCATACATTCGTGTGAGATGTTCCAGCAATTCAATGGGTTTATTGACGACCATGTTAGTTAATCGTCATGTTGCCTTTTTCTATCTGGATCAAAATTCTCCAACTGAGTAATATACTTGTCGTTCCAATCCCCTTTCACAATCCTAACCATATTATTCTCTGCCGCATTAGAGAAGCCAGAGAATCGTTCAAGTTTACCTTTACGTGTCTTAAACTTCTTGACCTTATAACCCATCAAGACAAGAGGTTGTGCATAGTGTTGATACGCGATAATTCCGGCTTGCCCAGCGTCTTGGGGTAAGCCAATTGCAACACCTTTACCGTCATACTCAGCAGTGTCTTGGATCAATTTCATCACGCCAGCAGGTCTTGCTAACTCCTCTTTTGCATTGATGATGTAGATATATCCATCTTCACCAAGCCCCATCAATACTCCAGCAGTCCAGTCAGGGTCGCTGTTTATTTCACTCTTGACGGAAGCTGCTAGGTCATACGCCCTAATGACACGCTTCATCTTAGGCAGATCTTTCCTATCAACGTACTCTATCCATTCACGTTGGAAATATCCAGCGCCCTTAGGTGAGACATTCCAGCAACAGTAGAGCAATCGCTCCCTAGCAATACGGCCCATGTTCTTGAGGGAAGGTAGATAGCGAGGCTGGGCAACCATTAGAACAGGATTGTCTATGATACAACTTGTGATCGCTGTGAATGATAATGGCGCACAGTCGAAGCCATATTGTGCCTGTAAATCCTCTGGACAGTCCGCCCATATCAACCTACCATCATCATCTGTTATAAAGTATCGTTTTACACCACTCGCTTCCTCAATGGGGTATCCATATTCATCAATGTAGAAGCCTTCAAGGAACTCGTGTATCCATCCGCCAATAGTCTCTTTTGGGGTTGGGTTCATAGTGGCCTTAACTGCCGCATCTACTTCAGCATTAGAACGCAAACGCGACAGCATGAACATAAAGCTGTCTTTGTCAAACGTATGTAATTCATCGTAGTAAATTCGGGCATATTCGAGGCCAGCGTGGTTCGCTTCAGCGGTAGCCAAACCGTGTTCAAGGTGGGAATAACGTGCCGTAGCCCCGCTAGGCCATATATACATAAGATCATTGATACGCTTCTCAGCGCCAAGTCTCTCATAAATACGTCCAGCTTTGTTGAATATACCGCCTGCACCTTTCAGAGATTTGGTAGTTCTTCGGAATGTGATAGATTCATAGTTCGGATCATTCACATGTTGTAGCTGGTCCAGTACCATCGCTTCCGACTTCCCTGTTCCGCTACCTCCGATGAAGAATGTTATATCTGCATCAGACAGAATAAACTGCTCTTGTTTCCCTGGTATAGGTCGTATTACATTAGGGTCTTTCCAAGGGCTTATATCAAAATCACTGAAATCAACATTATTTATCCTCTCAACAAGATCCCGTCTGGCTTTAGATTTCCTGTTAAGGTCAGACTCCGTGGCATCTAATATACTTACACTAGATTCTTCATCACTCATTCGGAACCTCCCAAACGAATTTAGCCTCCTGTCCGTCATCCATATCTACCAACTCAGGATGGCGTTCAATGTATTTATCTACACCCTCACGCTCAATCTCTACCACCTCCTCGTCAGTTGCTTCGATCTGAACGGATTTTTTAACACTTGGAATATACACTTGTAATTGGTTACGTTTCTCGTCAGCAGAATCTGATGCAATCTTGTTAGGCTCCCAGTCTCCGCTCTCACCAATCTCAACAGGCTTTAAGTTCGGAACCAACTTATCAGACAGATACTTCGCAATAGACAACTTCTGTGCTAGTGTAATCTCTTTAGGATTCTTCACACCATACTTACGTAGTGTTCCAACATCCGACATCAACACTGCGGTTAGCATCTCAACCGGACTGGCTCCCATACTGTCACAAACATTTTTGACAGTTATTCTCGATGTAGAATTTTTCGGCCTACCAGCAGGGTTGCCCCCCTCACCGTCTGTCCATTTCAGATTACCACGCGCCTTACCATTCACCTGATCCACGGCAAAATTCAGCACCTTTGGATCTCGCGCATTCTTTGTGAAATAGACTCTACCATCAGGATGTTCTGGATACTTATCTGTAGGCGGCATACGTGCTTGCCACCATTGTTCACCTTGCCAGAAGATAAACTTGCTGATAACGTCTTTACTAAGACCCATCTGCTTACCTATATCCATCTCTTGCATGGTGATGTTATCAGGGAGTTCTTCTGGATAAATATGATTCTTTTTCTTTGTCATCTTGTCACACCTTTTAAAAAAGAAAGCCTGCTGGACATTCTCTGGTGAATATCCGAAACAGGCTTGTAGGAGGAAATGTATGCTTGTTATATTGAATGCACAGGAGGATGTGCGTTGGAGGGAATGTTATAAAACATCATTAGCTGGCTTAGTAGCCCTACCAATGTCTTAAGACATCATTAGTGGAATCTCTCAAGTTGATGTGCTGAAGATATCGGAGGAATAATATCAGCAGCACTCCACCTACCACTATCGCTTCTACAGTGCGTTCCACCTAAGCCGTAGCACTGGAGCATTGCCACACAAGAGAGATTCCCTGATAATGTCTTTGAAGAATGGTGCGGACGAAGGGACTCGAACCCTTAAAACTCAGTTTCTAAGACTGATACGTATTCCAATTCCGTCACGTCCGCGATGTTGGTCTGCGAGGCAGGACTCGAACCTGCGGCGTCCCAGTTCCAAGCCGGGGTGTCTACCAACTGACTTACTCGCAGAGAGTGCCAGCAGCCGACTGTGCACTCACAATCCTTATCTGGCGTTATCCTTGCGGAGCTGTTGTCTCCTAGACCTGTGAGCTAATTAAATGTAAGCACACATGGAATTGAGCTGGAGCATCATCCTGTAAGTCCCTACACAAACAAGACAATCCGACTTAACCCATATCGGCACGGAGATACTTAATT